AACAGTCATTTTTCCACGCAGCTTCACGCGTACCTGGACGAACTGGTCGCCGGGAGCCGCCCCGCTGGTGAACTGATTCGCGCCGCCGCGTCGCGCATGCTCGAGGAATTTTCGAGCGACGTAATCGCTTGGGATTGGGAACACTTCGATCGCGTTTGTCGCTGGATCGAGACGCTCGACCTTCCCGACCAGGAAGACGATTCGCGGATGAAACTCCAGCCTTATCAGCTTATGATCGTCGCGAACATCGAAGCCCGTCGCTGGAAGGAAAACGGGAAGCGCGCAACGTCTACTCTGTTCTGCGAAATGGCGCGAGGCGGCGCTAAAACAATGCTCATGGCGATGATCCTGAGCTACCATCTCGCGCATTCTCGGGCAGAGCTTCAGTACCACCTCGGAGCCCCGACGGCCTCGGGCGCAGGCGAAGACACCGCGAATCTCCTACGCGCGTTTGCGAGGCAGATAGGCGAACCGCTTAAGCCCGTCGGAAGCGCTGGAAAAGAAGCCGTTCGGAACACCGAGACCGGGTCGACGATCAAAGTATTACCAGCCGACGAGGAGAAGTATCACGGTCTGCGCTCGGTGATCTGCGCTATCGACGAGATCGCTCATATATCGAAGCCGATCATCACCCGCGCTCGTACTGGCGTTGCGAAAACTGGGGGCCAGCTCATTACGTTTTCAACCCCGCACCATGAAAAGGAGACGATCCCATACTACGCGTGGCGCGATCAGATGATTGGAGAGCTTGTTGAAGGACACTCAAAGGACGAAGAGGTCGCCTTAGTGTGGACGATTGACGATGCCGACCCCGTCGATGAGTTTGTTTCGGAAGTCGTTGAAAAGGCAAATCCGGGGATCGGGGTGACGATTCAGGAGAAGTCGATTCGAGACTCTCATTCGTCGATGGTCGTTTCCGGTACTCCTGCGACGCGAGCCGACTACCAGCGCCAGCATCTGGCGAGCTTCAACGACCTTGGATCGGGGGGGCTTCTTGACCTTGACGATTGGCGAGCTTGTGACGCTGCGCCCACCTTCAAGCCGGGGCGGGTATGGGTCGGAATCGACCTCAGCCGCGGCGCGGCGTGCGACTCGAATCGGACCGACGTTTGCAGCGTGTGCGCTGTCCAGACTGCACCGGACGGGGTGATCCAGGTCAAGGCCCGGCATTACATGCCCGAGCACCGCCTCGAGCATTTCGGCCACCGCTCGAAATTACCGCTCGGGGAATGGGCTTCCGAGGGGCACCTCCGTTTATGCCCCGGCCGCGTCATCGATCCCGCAATGATCGAGATGGAGCTCGAGGCGCTCATGAAGGACTACAAGGTTTCAGAGATCGCGTACGACTTGTGGACGTTCTCGCGTGACGTTCTTCATCGATGGGAGACGGTCAACCGCTGGACGCTCAAGGGGAGGGCTCAGGCTCAGTACGTGGTGCCCGCGACTGAGGGCCTGGTAGACAAGGTTCGCCAGCGGAAAATTGCGCACGGCGGCGACCCGATCCTCGAGAAGTCGATCAAGAACGCCCGCGTCAAGAACTACCAAGGGGGCCGCCGGCCGGATAAGGATCCTAGCCGGTCGATGATTGACCCCTTGATGGCAATGATTTACGCGCTTTCGAGTTGCTTCGAGGAGGGCGGGGACCGCGTTTCGGCGTACGACGCGGACGATATTGGTGTCTGAAAATTCAAATTGAAGGGAACGCACGCATGGGAAACCACAAATACGGCCGCTATAGCCTCCCCAGACTTAAATGGACAGGGGAAAAAGAGGTCATACTCAGGAACAAAAACGGGAAGGAAAAGCGCCGCGTCGCGCTGGTCGCATGGTCTCCGCGCAAGCTCCTGCGGGGGGTGGCACCTGGTTCGGGGTACTGGTACGAATGGGGGGTAGACTCGGGCGGGAAGTTGTACGAAACGGGGAGGAAAAACGGGGGGCAATGGCAAACCTTCAGGACTCAATCCCGCAAGGGGTTGCCCTACAGGCTAGGAAATTGGGCCGCGCGGGGCCCTGCGATGATCGCGCCTCCCTTGCTCGAGTTTGACTGACCGAGGGCTTTTTTTTAAATATCTCATTTTTCCCCCTTGCATTCCTGCGCCCATGGTATTATGCGACCAGAGCACCGGGGACCCTTGCCATTTTGAGATTCTTACGACGCGCCGGGGAGCAGCGTTCTAAGTCGGGTATTCCGACCTGGTCGCTCTATCGTCCACTCTCAACGATGAGCATCGGCAACGGGGCGATTCTTGCGATCCCCGCAGTCGGTAGAGCGATTGAGATTCTGAGTGGGGATTGCTCTCGCGTTCCACTTTGTATTCACTCGAAGAGTGATGGCGCGTACTACGACCGCCCGGACCACCCGCTCCTTACCGTGCTCGGTGACAAGCCAAACGACCTCATAACATCCGAGTCCTGGCGCGCGAAAGTCGTTCGAGATCTCCTCATATACGGCCAGCACCTTTCAATTCTGACGCGCAATGGGCGCGGCGAATTGCTCTCCATCACGCCGGCGGAAGCGGGGACTTGGGGGAAAAACTGGGATCCTCAGACCCAGCGGTTGGATTATCGCGCTTTCGGTCAGACACTTTTACCCAGTGACGTTCTCCACTTCCGCCGGGGTGAAAAGATTTGGTTTGAAGGCGAGTCGGTTCTGGATCAGCACCGCTCGACCCTCACCGCGATCGCCGAGCAGTACGAAGCCGGCCGGCGCGTTTTCTCGACTGCGCTTCCGAAAATCAAGCTCGAGACCGACGAGCCAGTTTCAAGCGAAGGCGTCGCACGCTTGCAAGAGGCTTTTCGATCGACGCACGGCGACGCCACTTCGTTCAACACCCCGATCGTCGTATCGGGGGGCATGCGCGTCGGAGAGATTGCCCAGCGCCTGGACCAGAACGAATGGAGCGCCGCCATGGAGTTCGCGGTCGCCGATGTCGCGAGGATGTTCGGAATCCCCGTGACCATGATCGACTCGAGCAACTCGCCCACCGCGGAAGACATCTCGAGCTATCTCGAGGCCGGCCTGCGCCCGCTCTTGAACATGATCGCCGGCGAGCTCCGGCTCAAGCTCCTTGAGCCCGGCGAGCGCGTGCACTTCAAGACCGACCACCTCACACGCGGGACCAGGGCGCAGCAAGCCGCCAGCGAGCGCCAGCTCATCGACGCCGGCATCCAGACCCCGAACGAGGCGCGCGTCTCGCTCGGCATGGCTCCGCTTGACCAGGACGGCATGGACGAGATTGTGATCAGCAAGAACTACCAGCAGATGAGTGAGCCTGAGGCTGACGATGTTGGTAGCGACGCAAGCGGGGGAGGCTTGAATGAAGATTGAAATTCGGCGGGCTTCGGTGGCCCCGGAGACCGCGGGCGCCGGGCTCGCTTTTACGGGGATCGCCGTTCCCTACAACGAGTACACGGAAATCCGCGAACACGGGGTGACATTCCGCGAGCGCTTCCTGCCTGGGAGCATGGAGGTCCCAGAGAGCGCGATCCTGAAGCTGGGGCATGAGCCGGGGGGGGTGCCTCTGGCGAGAGCCGGCGCGGGGACGATCGAGTTCGACCCGGACGACCCGCGAGGGCTTGCGTTTCGCGCGAGCTTGCCCGAGAGCCGGCGGGACATTATTGAAGCGCTCGAGCGAGGGGATCTCTCGGGCGCTGTCTCCGTCGGTTTCTACGACGTTGAAGACGAAAAACGAATCATGAAATCAGGGCGCGTAGCGTTTACGCGCGACATCAGCCGGGCGAAATTGGATCACCTGGCCATTCTTGACACGGCTCCGGCCTACGCCGGCGCCAAGGGGGAAATTCAGAAATGAATCTCATTGAAGCGCGCGAGCGCGAAACCAAGCTCTTCGCGGAGCTTCAAGCAGTTCTTGACGGGGCGGAGGGGCGCCAGCTCACTCCTGACGAGTGCGAAAAAGTAGAGAAGATGAACCGGGACGCCGACGAGGTCCAGGCCCGGATTCGTAGCGCGCAGTCGGTCGAAGCCGCTGAAATGCGCCTCGGCTCCGCTCGCGGCGGCTGGGACATGCAGAACACCAAGGTGACGAAGACCGCCGAAACCGACTTCCGCGGCTTCGCGCGCGGTGATTATGGCCAGGAATTCCGAGCGCTTCCTGTGACTGGCACCGACTCAGCCGCGACCTCGGATCTCGGGATGTACTCGCAGTTCATCGAAATCATGAATAGGCTCTCACCAATGCGGCAGGTTTGCGCGGTGGACTCGTTCAGCACTTCGGATATCAGGTATCCGATTCAATCGACCCAGGTGACTATTAACGACAATGGCTCAGTTATCACCGCCGAGGGAACTGACTTCGATGAGTTCGAACCTACGTTCGGCTCAAAGACCCCAACAGCTCGCAAGTACGCAGTCAGCACCAGCGTCTCGAATGAGGCCATTGCCGACTCCGCCTTCGACCTCGAGTCGATCATTTCCCAGCAGCAAGCCGAAGCCCTGGCATACGCCCAGGATCAAGCGTTCCTCATGGGCACGGGGGTCGATGCCGGAGACGATACCTTGTTCGAGAGCTACGCAGGCAGCGGCGGCGTTTTGAAAGAAGCAACGGGAGCCACTGCGACCACTACCCTTCAGCTGAGCGACATGGTGGGCGGGCTTTGTGAGCTTGCATCAACTGGTTACTTCGGACGCCCCGGTGCGTTCGTGGTCAGCTCGGGCCTGATTGATGACCTTCTAACCGACGCTGACACAGTCGGACGGCCGCTTCTCCAGTCTCAGGCAAGCTCGACGTTTAGCGTACAGAGCCCGTTCCAAATCTTCGGCCGCCCCGTGTACGTCACTTCTGGCGGGCCGGCGATGAGTACCGGGAATTTCGTCGCGGCATACGTCGCCCAGGGCGCCGCAAGAATTGCCGATATTGGCGGGCTTACGTTCCTTCGGGATCCGTACTCCTCCGCGACCAGCGGACTGGTAAATATGGTCGCTTCAATGCGGTCAGCGTTTACGATCACCGAGCCCCGCGGAATCGTTAGCTACCAGCTTGGCTAAACCCTTCAACCCTTCACCCCGGAAACGGGGTGCGGGGGTTTTATGCAAATCATTTCACAAGTCGACCACAGTTTCAGCAAGTCGGAAATGAAGGCCTATCTGAGGATCTCCGACGAGCAGACCGCCGAGGATTCGGTGATCATGTCGATGGTCGCGTCCGCGGTCGCATGGTACGAGTCCGCGACGGGGGTTTTTCTGCGAACTACGACCCTCGAGCACACCTTCGCCGAGTCGCCGGTTTCATTCACATACCGACCGTTCAAGACTCTTTATTCTGCTTTAGACTCCGACAACGTCGAGCAGAAGACAAAGGTCGATATCGGCGAAATCGCGGGGGGCGGAACAGCCCTGACATGGGACGACACCGAGCTCGGTGAGCTGAAAATCACGGTCACGGTCGGGCACACGAAAAGGATTGATATCCCGGACACCGCGGCCCAGGCTGTCCGAGCGTTGGTTGCTGACATGTACGTGAACCGCGAATACCTAAACGGAAACCGGATGCCCTCCAGTGTCTCCGCGGCGATGCTTCTCGGCGAAAGCAGGCACTCCCTATGAAGCTCACCCCGCGGGGAAAACTGGGGGTCCTCTTCACCATCCAGGAGCGGACGACGACCACGGCGACGGACGGGTCGATCAGCGAATCCTGGTCGGATTCCCATGAGATATTCGGATCGGTGGAGACTCGCGGCGGAGCCGACAAAGGCCCCGCGAATGACCTCATGATTGGGATGGAGCGCCGCGTGGTCGTTGTCGATTACGATGAGGATTTTCAATGGTCAATAAAGACCCATCGCCTTAAGCACGGCGAGACGGTCCTGAACATAACCGGAGTATCGGATCCGAACCTCCTGCACTGGAAAATTGAATTGACGGTTGAGGAGCTTGTGACGTAATGGGCGTTTCCGCTTACACCTTGCAGGAGTCCAGCCGCCGCTCGCCGGCGCTTTACCGCGCATTGAATCGGGCGAAGGGGCAATCGGCCCGCTCAACCGCAAAGCGGCTAGCGCTTGCAAACATCACCAACAAAGAAACCGCCGACGCGCTCCTGGCCGTCGGCGATGATATCCAGTACAAGGCGATCCAGAACGCGATAAAGACCGTTCTTTCAGAAGCCCGCCGCGGGTGGCGGGTCGAGATCAAGGGCGCGAAAACCTCCGGTCGAAAGACATCTTTCCAGCGTCGATACGGCGGAATCGGCCTCCGTTCAGCGCTCGCAAAGTCGATCAAGATTCGCAACCCAAAGGGGAAGGGCCTCCAGGCCAATAGCGGTTGGCTCGTTCTCGCCGGCGGCAGCACCAAGCACGGCAAGCGCGGCGAAGCGGTCACCAATGCCGGGCAAGCGGCCTGGCTGGAATTCGGAACCGACCAGCACGCGCTCCGGCCGACGGGCAAGCCTCACCCAGGTACCAAGCCGATCATGGACTTCACCGGCCGGCTCCGCCGCATGGAGGGCCGCACGCGAGCGCTATTCGAGCGCGCGATCTCGACCGGCCTTGCGACCGGCGGTAAGCGGATGAGCACGAAAAGCGCACGCGCGTTCATGGAGGGTACCCGATGATCGTGAGCCTCCGAACGATGATCCAGAACGGCACCGACCTTTCGGAGGTGTCGGTTTCGCCGTATCTTCGACCTGATACGACGCTCCCCGCCATCGTATACGACGTTCAATCCGAGGAAGTCGAGCGGAACCTGGGCGGGATCACGAGCCTCCGGACGACTCGCTTGGCTATTCGGTGTCTCGACGCGTCGTACTCGGGCGCGGAGACTGTTTCGGAGAACGTGGTCGCGGCCCTAAGCGGGACAATCGTCGGCATCGAAATCGTCGGCGTGGACGTGGTTTCGATCCAGCAAGAATTCGAGGAAACGGCGGACTCGACGAACGTGCCGCTCTACATATTCGAGATCGAGGTTTCGGTCTATTGGGAGAAGAGTTGAAATGGCGACATCAAGTTTCGGTACTACCGTCCAATGGGGGACGGGGGCCGCGGTCACCGCGGTGAGATCAGTAGATTACAGCGGGTCAAGTTTGAACCAGGTTGATGTTACCCACCTCGGTTCGTCGAAACGTTCCTTCGTTATGGGTATCGACGAAGCAAGAACCGCCACGGTCGTTACGACGGCCCTACCGACCGACTGGGTTTTCACGAACAACACTGCCTCGGGCCTTGCCCTGACGGTTAACTGGGGCGGAACCACCGGCAGCAGCCTCGGCTATTACCACCTGACAGACCTGCAAATCGCCGCCGGCATGGACGCAGCTCTAGAGTACACGTTCACCTTCACGGAGGTCTAATGGAAATCACCCCGCCAACCGGCCGCGACTTCATGGACTCGCTCAAAGAATCGGAAGACGATTTCGGGCGCGTCTGTTTTCTCGTTTACCGATGCGCGACACGTGACGGCGCGAAAGCCTTTCAGAGTGTTTCGGAGGTCTTGGATCTTCCATATGCGACGCTCCGCCACCTCGAGGGGCAGCTAGTTAAGGCGATGGAGAACCCCGTCCCCGACCCTACATAGGACCCCTCGCCGCCATGAGCAAGGCGCTAGGGGTCCCAGTTTCGACGCTCCTTGATTCCCCGTTCTCTGATCTCGTTTTCTGGCAGGAATACGGCGAAAAAATAAAAGGCGCCCAGGAGGAAGTATTCAAATGGCAAATCGAAAAATCGGCAGCCTGCTCGTCTCCGTCGGCGCCGATACCAAGCAGCTAAAAGAGGGACTCAGGGACGCGGAGCAGCAGGCGTCGAAGTTTGGTCGGACAAGCTCGCGCGTCGCGTCGCGGTCAAGGAGTTCATTCGCGGGGATGGCGGCGTTTGCCGGTGCGGCTGCGCTCAGTACCGTCGGCGCGATTGCGGGCGCTGGAATTGCCGGCGCCACAATTGTCGGGCGCGCGCTTGACGGCATGCCGAGCGCATTTCGTGAGATTAAGCAATTCCAGCGGGAAAATGAGCTTTCCCAGCTAGGAGCGAAAATCGACGCCGACCCCGCCGCCGCCAACGCGGCCTACTGGATGAATCCCGCCAACGCGTTTTCGGAAGTCTATCATGAGTTTCAGATGACGGTCGGACGGATGATTCTTGATGAGTCCTCGGCGATACGAAAAATCGCGGACTCCATTGAATCCCTTGTGGAGGAGCTGAAAGTGTTTATTCGATACCCGGAATCGATTCCCGGCGTCGTCGGGACAACGGTATCGGGCGCTGCTACTGGCTTTGGCAATAGCTTTATTCAGAAGTTTGGCGGAGTGGGTGAGGGCGAAAACCCTGGGCTCCAAGAAATCATAAACGCGACGCAAAACCCCCGCGGCGGATTCTGGAACTAAATATGACGACCGCGCAAATACGAAAAGGATATCCCAGGGTCACGGTGAACGACGACGGCTCTTCCGTTAAGGAAATCGAATTGGTTTGCCAAGGATTTTCGAGCGAGGAAGCGGTCGTTACCTACCTGGACGCGAACGGATACGCGATCGGCGGCGGGAAAAATACTTGGCGCACTGACTCGATATCGGTGAATCCTTCGCCTTTGAGCTTGCCAAACCTCGCCGCCGGCGAAACGTCTTCGCCGGGTGTCTTTTTCGCCAAGGTCTCGCAATCTCTCCGTAACCTTTCCGCCGTGATTTCGTCGAGCACCGAGCGCCTTCGCGGCGACAAGATCCTCGTCCAATCGGGTCAAATACGCATGGCCTCAGTGATGGGTATCTGGCCCGAAAGTTTGCCGACGGACCCTTGGATCGGAAGCGGTGGCATTAAGTGCGACATTGACGAGGATGAGCACTTAGACATTAACGGGAAGCCACAGCGCGAGGCCGTCGGGCAGGTCGCAATCACGATCACCGAGTTACGCGAGGGCGACTGGACCGACTTTGAGCTGATCGACCACGTTGGGCAGCAAGGGACGCGTTGCGGATCTACTTGCTTCGGCTATGACGCCGATAGCGTGCTGCTTCAATCGATTTCAGTGCAACAGGTGAAACACTCACTGTCTAAGTGGACGTACAAGTTCCTTCATGACTCGAAAAACTTCCTAGATCAAATACCATTCCAGAGGACTCTGAGCGGGACGCCGCTTCCGCTAGGTATTCAAACCACAATCATTGCCGCCGACGCCTCAGCAAACCAGGACGCGGTGAATTGTGACCACTTCCTTGCGGTGTGGTCATCGCCGTATCGCGTGGGGACCTGGACTCCGACGTCGATTGGCCTCGACGACACTTATTATGCAAACCTTGTGGTCGGCGGAATCGGACCCGACTAATGCAGCCCAGCAGAGTTGGAAAAATCATCGGCACGCCCACCGGCATATCAGCGAATAATTTTCGCTGGTTGTACCGGATTCAACCAATCGAAGGCTATTCTGAATTGACGCTACAGGACACTGAGCCTGATTGGACTGACCAATTGGTCGAGGAGGCGCTCCCCGGTCTGAATTTGGCCGAATTTGGGAACACTGCGAGCGCGGTCGGGGATTACAGCGCCGACAATATCCCGTCCTCTTTTACGGTGCGTCCGATTAGCGGGCTCGTTCTTTTTGAGACGACGTTCATGGTCTTCGATCAAGCCACTGGCGCGAAGCCGGAAGTCGGCTGTCTTTTTTACGGTATCAACGCGATCGATGGGGGTTGCACATGATAAAACTCGGCGGATCCACTTTTACCCCTGGCGCGGCCGAAACTGTTTCGAGCGCTGCCCTTGACGCCACGGCAACATCAGCGACGATGAAGCTAGGGACGCTCGAGGTCGCGGGCTCGCTCGCTGGTTCGACTTGGTCGTTCGCCTTTGACGCGGACCAGTCGGGCTCGCTCAAGCCATATACCCGCTATAACCCGCAGGTCGTTTACAACTCGGGCGAGTCGGTTGAGGTGCGGCTTGAGACGGGGCCCAGGAAAGAGTCCACGACCGCTGTCACTCCGCCGTCCGCGACTGTGGTCGCCCAGGTTACGGGGGGGACGGGCATCGACACTTCGCCCGCCGGGGGGATTACCGACAAGGGTTCTATTTCGGTTGATACGAGTTGGCTCTCGACGCAAATTGCAAGTGCGACCACGACGGTCTGCCCCCAGCCAGGGTCATCGAATAAGGTAACGACGGGCTTCCAGGTGTGGTCGGTTGCTCAATCGTCAATGGTTTCCCTGGTCGCCGAAACCTTCTATCGAGCATATGACGGTAGCGAGTCCACTGGGAACGTGACACTTCGGGGAAACGTTGAGGCGGTCTACTCATACTATGGCTACACGATCGGAGAAAACGGGCAGAAGTTTTCCCTGCCTTACAAGCAAGCGGCGAGGGCTTCGGGTTTGCTAGTTCAAACCGACGGCGACCTGGAGATCGTTCGCGGAACACTCATCGACGACGCAACCGACGGTTATCTGTTGAGCTGTCTTTTAGTAGAGACAACGTGAGAGATGGAACCGATCCGACTCAGCGTACGTGATTGGGTCGCGCTCCTGAGCGTCGCTCTCACCCTTCTTATTGCGGGAGGCGCCTCTTACCTCCGCATCGATCGCCAGCTCTCTGAGCTCCGAATTTCGCAGGAATACACGCGGGAAGACGTTCGGGAAATTACTAAGGACATCAAATCGATTCAGGATCGCCTGATTGGAAGGACTCAGACATGGACCGCCGCGCGCTATTAATCATATCTCTTACCGTGATTTCCGCTCTTGCGTTTACCTCTATAGAGGGGTGCGATTTAAAGCAGGCGATCAAGTTGGACACTCCATCACAAGTTGACGAAGCGCTAGCCCTTGAAGGCCGCCAGACACTCGCGGACGCGGACATGATCTGGCACAGGTGGGAGGAGTTCGTGTCGAGGACTACCCTGGCCCTTTCGGACTCGATCGAGGATTCCGAGAACCGATATGAAGTGATCAGGTCGTTGGTATCAACCTCGCTCGATGCTCTTGGAAACTCCTCCGCTTCATTTCCGGGGGGATTGATGATCACCTCCGCCCTGGCCGCGTTGGGCGGTTTGTTTCTAAACAAGCCAGGGGCGAAAAAACGCGAGTACGCCGCGCGCGCGGAGGGATATCGCCAGGGGCTGGAAGAGGAGCGGCGGCATCATGCCAATTCATAACTATCCGAGAACGATCGATGGAGTTTGCGCGGGTTGTGATTGCGCGGACGAGCCGGGGAGTGGTAACTATCATGCGTTCCTGCGCATGGCGGGATGTGCCGGCGACGCGAATCAGATACTGACTTGGAACGCCTGCAACGTCCCAGAGGCTTGGCACGATTGGGTCCAATCCGGCCCGATCATTTCCAGCCCGATCGCAGGAAGGACGCGAATGATCGCGGGGCAATCTGACTCGCTCGGGACTCCGCTATCGCAATGCTGGTATCTCCAGACCTCTGTAGCGAAGTCTGGATGCGCTGAAAACCAAATAGACTTCACTGACATCCTTAGCGATTTCGGGTACTCATCTCCCGAGGGGGTCCCCGATGATGGCTGGGTTGTTGACCTTGACGACGACGGGACGCCTGAGGGAATCAGCCCGTCGGCTTGTTGTGATGACACCTCTGCCGGCGGCGTGTTTTATCCATTGATTCCGAAGCGTTACGTGATCAAGTTTCGCGATCGCGGGATTCACTTGAGCGGTGCTTTTTGGTGGTCAGCCGCGGAAGCGAGTACCGGCACCATCGCGGGCTTGCGTTCACCTTCGATTGGGTCGTTCTTGACTCCGGGCAGCGGGGACGGGTCTTACTGTGATTTCTACGACGCGAACTATTGCACCACCGCCGCGAACGGGGGTTTCTGGACGCCTGAATCGTTTGGGGTGAAAGGGTTTTACAATTGGAGCGAGGAGGCATCGCCAGGATATAGGGATGTTGAAATCGGCTGCGACGACTGCTTTCCCGACGCTCTTCCTAGTGAATTCTTGCCGAAGACGGCTCGCGTGTTTTGGCCTTGCAACCAGACCCACATTGATCACGAATGGGAATTTGAGGTCCTCCTAGACTATGTCGAACAAACCGCGCAAGGATGGGCCGCGGTATACAAGAACACTGATATGGAGTGGGAACTTGGGGACATTACTACAGACTCGGTGTGCGTCGATCCGCTCGCGAAAAATAACTCATTCACAAACGCGAGCGGCTGGGCGGGGGTCACGGGTTCCCCGCCCGATTCTTGGTGCGACTGGCAGACGCGCGCGACGCCTCTCTCCGGAGTGACCGTCGAGGTCCCCCGGAACGTTACGAAAATTCGCGGCGACGGCCTCAAGGTGAGCGGAAAGGTTAGCGTCCGCGCTTTTTGGAACAAGCCTTCGAGCAACGGTGCAATCGACCCGAGCGATACCTGCTCTATGGATTTTGATATGAACGAGAATCATGCTTCCGACGGCAATCCAGGCCTAGGCATGGCTGGAAACCGCTTAGATGTCGCGACCTCGGGAATCCAAGCATATTTTGCGGCCGACGATCTCTCTGATTTCCCCTTGGGCACTGGTCCGTCGGCTACTAATGGGGGCGGCGCTACGTGGACCGAAGCGAAGGGGCTTCGCCAGACTTGCTTTGCTGATCATCAGCGCGCGTGGGTTCCCCCTTGCGATTCCGCCCATTGGGACGGCGACTTCTACTGCACTTACGAGGGGTCCTGCCCGAACGACCCGCGCGATCCTGGGGGATGGACCTTCGGGTTGAATCAATGCTTCCAGACTCGCTTTGAGATCCGCCCTCTGGTCACTCGGGTAAATGGTGCTGGGGATAATGCGAAATGCAGGTTTTTCGGCGCACTTCTTAACGATTACGGGTTCCCCCAGACTCGCGTAGAGAACGGATATCGACCTTTACGCGATAAGTTTCAGCGAACCTATCAGCAAGGCGCCGATTTCGGCGACCAGGAATGGATATCCGGCTATGAGCCAAACTTTGGTTGGATGCACGAGGATCATATTCCTGAACCAGGGGTGACCTCGAAGCCTTATGGGGGCTCCTACGGTGCAATGTCGAAGATGCTGGGCGAGCCGCTCCAGAGTGATCCGTGGTACGACAACGGGTGTTACGACGAAAGCGGGTGGGATGAACGGGACTGTGGTGAAACGACTCGCGTTTGGAAAGCGATGGGCGGGTCGGCGGATCCATGGATCAACGTATACCCAGGAAAAGCATGGGATTCCTTGACGCAGAACGACCGAGTCGCGACTTGCGTTAGGGTTGACGGGACACAAATTGCGAGCGGGTTTAATGATGAATACGACGCTGACGCGGAGCCCTCAGACTCGATCGGGCCAGAGTATATCTGGTCTGATCATCACATAATTTTTGAACCGCGCTGGGACTAGAATGGCTATCCGGATTAATTGCGAATTCGCTACAGTGAACGCGAGGGCGGGGGCTCCCGTAATTCATTGCGGCGCTGCAAAGCATGGCGGTTTTCCGAGCTTGGTTCAGTGTAAAAAATGCAAGCATTTTCAGCACACGATCAAGGGCCTGGGTGACCGGGTCGAGCGCCTTGCCGCCCGCTCCGGGGTCGCTAGGGGGGTCGAAGCGATTTCCAGAAAAACCGGGAAGGACTGTGGATGCAACCGCCGGAAAGAGAAGTTGAACCAACTCTTCCCCGCGACGAAGCGAGTCCGCTACTCTGGCGAGCATGAGCAGGAACAAAGCCACTGATTGGGCCGCGGTGAAGATCGCCGGCGTCTGGCGCGCGTGCAAGTTCGGCGGAGCCCAATGGGAGTCTAGGGACTATGGGGTTCGCTTCCCTTCATCGGATAACGGGCGGCGGTGCGCGGTCCGTTTCGCTGAGGGCGAGAACCGAAAATTAGAGGAAGCTCAAGCCGACGACGCGGAACCGCCGATAGCTAAAAAGTACGTTACTTCTATTTTCCGTCCGATAATGGGTGAGAGGTTAAACCCCTCTCCTCGCCATTTTGAAGGGTTTTCAATGAGAGAAATCACATTAGCCGACGGCAGAAAAATCGACATTTTTGCCGCTGGAAGGTCAAGAACGCAGTTTTCTAAGATTTTGAAGGATGCGGTTTTCAATTATTGCGTGGTTAATCAGATGAGCTTCGAGGAAGCGCTGAATCGGCTTCTTGTTGATGGGCTCTATTCCCAGGGGCCAGAGCAGTTCGATCAGCACTTATCCGCAGCAGAAGCCCGCAGGATCGACGCAGAAACCCCCCCGATCAGGCTCAGTGAGGAGATTTACCGATGACCAGGGACTCCAGCATCCTCGCTCAAGTGGCGATCAAGGCCCTGGCCGGCTCTTGCACCGGCGGCCCCGATCAGCTTCTCGCGATTCTCGAAAAGACCGACAAAGCCGAGCGCACCTGCCGCGCGATCATGGACCTGCACAATCTTCTCGTTCAGGGCGAGCCGTCACGCGTCGTGTCGGCGGGGCCGGCTCCCGATCCTGCTCAAGCCGGGGGCCGGCTCTACTTGATCGAAGAGATCGAGGAGCGATCGGATTGGTTGATCCGGGTTCACGCCAAGCGCCAGGGGGCGCACGGTGGCGAAGCATGGAAGGGTTCGGGGTGGTATTCAGCCCTACGCCAGCACGCGGCCGCAATCAAGGAAGTCGGGGTAGGGGGTCAGATCAATCTCATTGAGACCCCAGACCCCAAATACGCCGGCACGACGAATCTGGAGGTGGCGCCATGAAAAACCAGCACGACCCCGCTCCAGCTCTAGGGGGGGCCTTGCCGGCTCTTGACAGCGCTGGTAGACTCCAGCCTCGTGCTGACGAGCGCGTCACCGCGAGCTCAGGCAGCGAGGCTGAAGGGGAGCCGGCGCGCTTCTACGAGCTCCGGCGCCTGGCCGAGGACTGGCTCGATGCCCTGCGAGACTATTCAAAGCTTACACCTGAAGACAATGAGCACCGGGAGCTCCTGATTGGATGGGCTTCCGGCATGTCTCGCGCTGCTATGGAAGACGACATTGCCGAGCTCAAGCTAACTAGGCCGAAAAACTCCTGGAAAACGGCTACCCAGTACCTGAGGAAGCGAGCTCGGGACACGCCGGCCCAGCCTGAGGAGGGCTTACCGAAGTGGTGGGGATTCGGTGACGACGTTACGAAGGCGTACGGCTTCCACACGATTGATGATGCTGAAGCCTTCGCAAGAGCCGGCGGGCGAGTGCGAGGGCCTGGATACCCAGAGCAAGAGCCCGGTCCGATCGTCACGGATGACGCCGGCCGGCGCTTTGAGCTCCTCGAAGACGACGAGCGCGTCGAGGTTGGCGGGGTTCTTTATTGGGGCGAGCGCGCCGGCGGCGAGCGCTTGAGCCGGCGCCTGGGTGGGTACCTCAAGAATATCGCGACGGTCGCGGTTGGCACTGCCGCCGGCGTTGCGGCTGCAATCACGACAAACGGCAACGAGTGGAGCGGCCCATGAGACTAAATCGAGAACCTACGCCCGACGAGTTTAAAAACGCCGCTCGCGGCGGTCTGGTCGCTTTGAAGCTCCAGATTGCTGATATGCGAGCCGAAATCGACGCTACGACTTTTGAGCTCGAAGTGCTCATGAGTGAGTGCGAGAGTTTGATCGCGACGATGGAGGGGACCATTGATGAGATCTGACCTGATCACAATTCGCGAGGGTATAGAGTACTGCGCTATTCGCGGCGTCAATCGCTCTCGGTATACCTTTTATCGCTGGATCGACGAGGAGAAGCTTGAAGCCTACGAAGTTGGCGGTCGAATTCACATTTCGCGCGAAGCACTCAAGGAGCTCGTCATTTCCAAACGGGTCGAGATAAGGGCGAAAAATGGCTAAAAGAGTACCGCCGTCCGCCCGTCGCGTCCTGGCCGAATTCGTTGAATCGGTCGGGGCCGACGCGGTCGTCCTTATCTGGACAAAGACGCGGCGCGGTTACACAAGCACGCACGAAGCGACGTTCGGAAACGAATACGCTTGCAAGGGCGCCCTTGAAACGGTCTTGGAAGAATGGACCTCGCCGCTCGAAATTGAGGAGGAGGAAGAGGATCATGGCGATACCGGTTCACAAGGGGAATAGGGGCGAGATGGAAGCCCGCAAGGTCTTAGAAGCTATGGGCCTCGAGATTCACCGTACCGGCTACGAGGGCAAATTCCGGGGGGCCTCGGACTTAGTGCTTATCGAAGACGGTGAATGCAAGCGGGTCGATTTTGAGGTTAAGCGCACCGAGTCGTTTCGGATCAATCAGTACCTTGCTCAGGCGACGGCCTCAGCCCACAAGAGCGGCGGCATTCCGCGCATCCTGTGGCGACGCAATCAGGCCGATTGGGTTTCGATTGGGTGGCTACGGGATGATCTCGACTATGCACGGGCGATCCTAAGGGGGGCTTGCAGTGTTTCGTAGGGCGACCGCGCAACCTAACAGCCAGACTCTTTCGATTCCCCCTATTAGAGAGTTGGCCTCTAAATACCTTTCTTCGCCTAGCTTCGACCCGTTTGCGAGAAATTGCAGGCTGGCAGACTTGCGAAACGACTTGGACGAGAGCACTGCGTCTGAATTCCATATGCACGCGACCGATTTTTTAGAAAGTCTTGAGCCCCAGTCTTACCAGTTTGCAATTTTCGACCCGCCGTATTCGCCGCGTCAGACACATGAGGTTTACAAATCGGTGGGGCTCACTTGCAGCAAAGAAGACACGCAATGCGGCCAGTGGTCTCGATGGGGGGAAGCAATCGGCTTTGCTCTTTCCGTTGGAGGCATTTGTTTCAAATGCGGGTGGAATAGTTGTCGCCCGTTTGAAGGCTGCAAGCTCTTGGAGTGTTTGCTCGTTTGCCACGGGTCGATGCACCACGACACGGTAGTTACTGTTTGGGAGAAGACGCTCCACCAAGCCCGTCTGTTTGGGCGCCCTGGTCTGAAGGATTTAAGGGGATGACCCGCGGCGGAACATGGCACAAGGTATCGAAGGCCTACCGCCTAGCGCATCCGTACTGCGAGCGGTGCGGGGCCCTCTCTGAAGAGGTGCACCATCTCATTCCATGGCGAAGCAACGACCGCGCCACCCGATACGACTGGTCGAATCTCCAGGCCTTGTGCAAACGTTGCCACTGCGAAATTGAGGGGCGGACACCCCCCCCGGATACGGACGAAAACAATGGACGCGGATAC